GGCATTGTGGGGTGGTGATGCAGCTGTTAAATGGAGTGAAAGAAAAAGAAAAGAAATAATTGAAGAGGAAGAAAAAGGAGTAAGAAATATAAATAATAATAATATGGAAAAAAGAATTTTTAATGTAGAAACAAGAGTTGATTCAACAGATGATGGGAAAGATGTTGTTGTTGGCTATGCAAGTGTTTATGATTCAAGATCAAATAATCTTGGTGGATTCTATGAGTTTGTGGAAAGAGGAGTTTTTAATGAATCTTTAATTAACTCTTCTGATGTTCGTAGTTTAATAAATCATGATCCAAATCTAATTCTTGCAAGAAGCACATCTGGAACATTAAAATTATCAGCTGATGAAAGGGGATTAAAGTATGAATTTGAAATGCCAGAAACATCATATGGAAAAGATTTAGCTATCTCAATGAAACGAGGTGATATTACACAAAGCTCTTTTGCTTTTACTGTTGCAGAAGATGAATGGTCCACTGATGATGAAGGAAACAATATTAGAACAATAAAAAAAATAGATAGGCTTTATGATGTTAGCCCAGTAACTTATCCAGCTTATAATATGGCAGAAAGTGATTTAGTAGTTGCTAAAAGAGGATTAAAAGAATATCAAGAAAGTTTAGTTGAGGAAACTAAAGAAGAAATAATTAAAGAAAAAGAAAACAATTTAGTGAGAGGCTCTCTTATCTCATTAAATATTGAATTAAAAAAGAGAAAATAAATTAAAATAATTAAAAAATGAAAACATCAATCGTATTAAAAGAGGAAAGATCTGATATTATTTCTCAGTTGGAAAGCATTAAAGATGTTGCTACAACTGAGGAAAGAGATTTATCTTCTGAAGAAAATAATCAAGTAGATGGATTGTTAACAGAAGTTGACAATTTAGATGCTAAAATAGAAAGAGCTGAAAAAATGGAAACAATAAAAAGAAATGCTGCTGTTATTTCAGGAGTTACAAGCACAAAAGAAGAAAAAGAAATAAGAGATTACTCTTTTCAAGATGCTTTATCACAAGCTGCAACAGGTAGAATTGAAGGACTTGTAAAAGAAATGGATCAAGAAGCAAGAAATGAGTCAAGATATACTGGACAATCTTACAAAGGAATTGGTATTCCTTCAAGCATATTAACAAGAGCTGCTGTTGGAACTGCTGCTGGTAACGCAACTCAAGTAATGGCATGGACAGACCAATTAGAAGCAAACTTAGTAATGGCATCTGCTGGAGCTAATTTTTATTCTGGAGTTAACAACATGAAATTCCCAGTATTTTCATCAATCAATTCTGGATTTGTTGCTGAAACTGGTGGAACTGCTCCAGATGCAAATGGAACTGCAACATCAATGACTTTAAGCCCAAAGAAACTAATTTCTATTGTAAACGTATCTGCTGAGGCTGTAACTCAAAATGCATCTATTGAAGCTGCATTAAGAAGAAACATGGCACAATCAGTTGCTGCAACAATGGAATCTGCATTCTTAGGAAATGCTGATGTAACTAATGCTCCAACATCTTTATTCTTAGATGCAACATCTTCTGCAACATCTGTAATTTCTGTTGCTAACGTTGAGAAAATGGAAACTGATACATTAGCTGCTGATGTTAATTTAGAAGGATCAAGAATGGCTTATATTCTTAATCCAGCTGCTTATGCTGATGTTAAATCTTTAGCTCAAGTTGCTTCTGTTTCTGCATTATATGATAATGCTGATAAGAGATTAAATGGATATTTCTCATTTATTACATCAAACTTAAACTCTGGTGGAACTGCTTCAAAAACTGCTGCTTTATTTGGAGATTTCTCTAAAGTACACATTGCTCAGTTTGGTGGATTAGATGTTATTTATGACATTTACTCTGGAGCTGGAACTGGTGAGCCTCGTTATGTATTAACGTCTCTTGTTGATGCTGGTGCTGTTCAATCTTCTACATTCCACAAAAACTTGGAAGCATAGTAGATAATAATTAATTTATGAAAAGGGGTGGTGGAATTACCATCATCCCTTTTTTTATAACTAAATAATATGAAAACATATCAAGTAATTACTCCAGCATCTACTTATCCAGTTTCTTTAACTGAGGCTAAATCTCATTTGAAAGTTGATACAACTGCTGATGATACTTATATTACATCTATTATAAAAGCTGCAACACAATTAAGTGAAGAGTACACAAATAGATTTTTTATTGATACTGTTATTGAACAAACTTGTAGTGATTTTGCACAGCTACAAACTTTATTTAAAAGCAAAGTAAGTGCTGTTGCTCATGTTAAATATTATGATAGTGATAATTCATTACAAACACTAAGTGCAACAATATATGATACTCAGTTACAATATGAGCCATCACAAATTCAATTAGCTGATGATAAAAGTTTTCCAGAAATAACAAAAAGAAATGATGCTGTTGTTGCAAGATACACAGTTGGTTATGGAAGTGCTGCAAGTGATGTGCCAGAGATTATAAAACAAGCTATTCTTTTGACAATAGGTAACTTTTATCAAAACAGAAATAGTGTTGTAATAGGTAGAATTGCAACTGAATTACCAATGAATGTTAAATGGTTATTAGATACATATAAAGTTCAGATAGTAGGATGACAATAGGAGAACTTGACAGAAGAGTTTTAATAGAAACACTTGATACACCATCAGCAAACAGCTATGGTGAATTAACAAGAAGTTATTCTCCTTTTCGTACTGTTTGGGCTGCAATAGAATGGAAAGGTGGAAGTGAAGGAACAGATCAAAGTGAAAAAATAACTGGAATGACAAAGCTCCATGTTTATATTAGAAATTTAGACATGAGTAATTTATCTTTACAATCAAGATTAACTTATGATGGTAAATATTACTTTCCAAAAGTTATAAATCAAATAGAAGGAAGAGAAGCATTTTTAGAAATAATTTGTGAAAATAAAGATTAATGGCAATAACATTTGGAAATAAAGGAGGCACAACAGTTGCTAAATTAGCTAACACAACTGGCACACAATCAAGAGTTGGTGTTAATGTTTTAGGAATGAAAGAATTGCAAGATTTTATGAATAGATTTCCAGCACAACTAAACAATCCAAAAAATTTAGTAAAAATATTTAGAACAAACTCAAAACCATTACAAGATAAGATTAAACAAAAAATATCTGGGATGCCTTTTAAAAAAGGTAGTATTGGATCAACAATATTAGAAAAATCAGTTGGTTTTATTACTACAAGAAAAAGTAGGCAATTTGGTGGGGGTTACGTTGGTCTAAGAGCAAAAGGAGCTTTTGCAAATGAAAAAAGTGGTTTTTATGGAGCATGGATTGAAGTTGGTAGAAATGCACAAAGTCCAACATATAAATGGGGACCAGCTAAACCTTTTATAAAACCAGCATACAATGAAACAAAAAGTAAATTAATGACTAATATGCTTACAGATGCAAGAGCTGTAATGTTTAAAGAAGTAAAAAAATTAAGGAAATTAGGAACATTCGGATATAACTAAAATGGAAATAGGAAAAGCAATATTTAATATTTTGTCAAATGATTCTGATGTTTTAGCATTAGTAGAGTCAAGAATATTTCCAAACGTTGCCCCACAAACAACAACATTTCCTTTTATTATTTATGATGTTACTGGAGTTCAGCCAAATGATACAAAAGATGGAGCATCAACATTAGATACAAATGATGTGATGATTTCTTGTTATAGTGAAACATATTCACAAGCATCTGATTTAGCTCAGAAGATTAGAATTGCAATGGATAGAATTAATGAGGGAACATATGGAGGGGAACAAATACAATCAAGTCAATTTCAAAGCTATAATGATATTTTTGATGATACAAGTGGTGATGCTGGAATTTATAGAAAGGCTTTAGATTTTGAAATAAGACAAATTAATCCGACAAGTTAAAAGAAAATAATATGAAAATAAAATTAAGTAAAAATTGGAGGTATGCTGGTCAAGTAATAATGGCTGGAACTGAAATGGAAATAAAGAATAAAGAAACTATTGCTTTTTTAAAAGATAATGGTTACTTAAAAGAAAAAAAAGAAAAAAAGGCAAAACAAAAAGTTGCCGAAGAAAATAATTAATTAATATAAAAAAGAAAAAAAATGGCTATTTTAAATGGAACTGAAATAAAAGTTTAC